ACCGGGCATATCCAGGGCCGAGCAAATTCAAAATAGAAATTGCAAGAGCATTAAGGATAGGGCACCGTGGTGTCTCTGCAATGATCGAGAAAGCTTTAGCACGTGCGTATTCGGCAATTAACTTATCAGAGGCAGACAGTGGACAGTTAATACTGACACAACTCTTAGCCATGACAAGCAGTGGATCACGACACCTACTCAAGGTGGTTGGACTCCACTTCAATTGACAAAATCCAGCTGTATGCAAGTCATCGTACTGTTCAACTTTCAACACAAACCCATAAGGTTCCATGTTTAGGTTTTCCCAGTCACCAGGTGGTACACAGAAAAGTGCATCATCACCTTCGCAAACTCCACGAAATCCATCATATGTGCCGGTCGCGTGATGATGTATCACGTGACAGAGCACAAGGTTCATGAACGTATTGCCCAAACTTGTAGACATATCGCCAGACATCCTAGTGGCCGGAACATTATAGTGAACGATTTTACCGTTACACCTACATACCCCAGCCAATACATCTATCATTCTGGTCGCCGCTTGTTCTGACAAAAAATGTTTGTACAGAAGCGACATAACTTCCTTAAAAATTAACGAAGTAAAAGAACCCTCAAAACTACTGTAATCAGTAGCCAAGTACGCAACCGGAGCACCCAAGTCTTGTCGCTTAGAACCCAAGAATCGAACCATGTGATGAATCCTCTCGTCCATCGTGAGATGCTTAACAGAGAACGGAAGACTGAAGATCGTTTCTTCAATTCGTTCAACGCATTGTCCAGCGAAGAGTTTGAACTCGTCGTGTCTTGCGTTAATGGTTCGGTTGTACTTGTACTCGGTATAAGACTCTCGTTTTGTGAATGACGCCAAATCCACTCGACCGTTCCACAGAGAGAACGTAACAGAGTTGAGGACTTCGAGTAAACGGAGCTTGTGAGATTCTTTGTATGGCCTACGACTGATCCAGCAATTGGCCCCTTCAAGTGTTGGATGGTATAGTTCACCAACGGGGCAATATGTGTCAAGGATGTATTGAGCGGCTTCACGCATTTCTTGTATACATTCTGGACGCGGGATCGGAAGGGCACGGGCAACTCTATACTTTGCTCCTTCGGCGAATGAGACGGGATCTCTATGATCTGGGATTGGGCATGTAGCTCCACACACATGTGAAGGCAGGCGCACCGCAACTCGGGTAACTGGAGGTTGCAGCGCTGAACACACGACCACGGAACCAGGTTTAGACCTTGGCATTCGAGGGAGGATCGCTGAGACGTCGGAGTATCTATAACCATAATAGCCTCTCCTCTGACAACGGGCAGGAGGACAAGTAGACACACAAGCATAAGAAGCAGTGTGCCAGATGAGAATAAAAAAGACCGGACAGACCCAGCGGATTTGGTCTTCATAGTGAACGACCTAAAGTAAGAGTGAGACAACTTCTGGGATGATTTGTTTTGTAAGCGGAGCACATCCAAGAACGAAAAAGGGGCCACATTCAGCTGCAGGAGCACATAAGGAACCAAAGCAGCTGCAGTCTCAGCAGCGTAAATCATCCTTTCTTCACCAGTATAACGTGTATAACTAGCTCGATTAATCTCAGAATAAAGGAGCCGGTAAGCTGAAGTATTAGTGGAACTAGTACGAACAAGTTCAACCAACCGCGTAGCGGTCTTGACATGTTCCAATAATATCGGATGATCGGCAAGAGGTGTGACATATTGCCAACCAAAAAAATTGAGTGACACAGTGCACATTCCAATTGCACGGAGATTATCCCAGGCAGTATTCACCTTTGAATGAGCTGCCCAGTCAGGGCGGGTCTCTAACAAAGCAGACCCACTTACAACAGATGATCTCTCAATAACCTGACCTTCAGGAACTGGAATCACCAATCTATTAGGAATGGGGATAACAGTACGGGGTGTAGCCTGAATAGCCAGGGTCTCTTCATGGAGATCCTCACGAACACCGGGAAGGGGTTCGCAGTTGTATTGCTGATCGGCGTTAAAGTCCAATTCCACCGATATAGCGATAGCGCTGAGTGCTTTCTTAAAGGAAAGCATTAAAACTGGCATCAACACAGCAAAC